GTGAAATCGTTATAATCTTTTCGTATCTTTTGATTAAGTGTACGAATCTTTTAACTTATTATAACGAATCCTGACGATATCTTCGAGCAATCTAGATACTTTTTATTGTTACAAGGCAGTCAAAATTGCTTTAGCGTGAAGTCCAGGGTGATTGATCATCTACTGATTACGTTTAGTATAGAACTGTTTCTATAGCAAGGTTTTCTTGTAGTTACGGACGAGTGTGAAATTCTACATGCCAGATCCGTTGAAATAAAGTTTCTTACTACAAAAATCGAATTAGTGCCATTAGAGAACTGGAATCCTATGCTAACCTTTTGGTAATTTTACGTTTTGAGCAAGACCTATAACCTGTTTGAGCTATTTATTTCTACTAGTTATTGATGTTTTGAAATTAGACCAATCATTCAGAATATGTTACTCTCCAATACAGAATAGATCATCTCCAGAACACATAAAATAGTAATCGCTTTACTTTTATTTAATAGCTTACCAGGGTCGTTACACACCAATTGAGACCAAATCATAGAATGCCATCAATATATTCATTAGTGTGTTACGACCTGTAGTCCAAGGATGACCGCTGAACATTGTTCCATCGATGTGGAAAGCTGTAAACTACTTCCATGGTTATTTCAAGTCTTTATACTGGGAAGCGTGAAATTTATTCCAATATTTCTTTATATGTTCAGGCCATTATGGGGCGTTGAGTTAATTGAAATGAGTGAAGAACACAGTATCTGATTTAACCATTTACCTTTAGATTTTGTCAACAATTTATTCTGCGGTGTAGTCAATCAAATCAGGGAAGGTATCGATAGTAGATTGCCATCGTCTAATCTAAACGTTTCTAATGCTCTTGAAAAATTTGTTAGGACCTGCGAGAGCTAGAGGAGTGAATTGAGTAGAATCCCAAGCTGAACCATCGACTGACATTGTTTTGTATCCTGGCCTAATATATTAAGCAACTCTATCTCGAATAGCGTGACAATCCATACCTTGTATATAACTTGGTAAGATTTTCTTCAATGGTGTCCACCATTAAGTCTGAATAGCTGTCAAGATTCCACAACCGCTGTCAGGAGCAATACAAATGTTTCTTGGTCTGGTTTAGTTATCAAGAAAATGTCCATGTTAATCATACCAATTTTAATCGAATAGATGTTAACTCTGTTGGACTTAACCACTCTTGACCATAGTAATAAAAGAACCGATAAAATTGCTAGCTTTATTGTTTAATTGTTCTCCCATATTGATCAAGTATTTCAATTTTTTAGGTTAGTCCCAAGATCTAGTCTTAATTGCTTGCCATGGATCAAAATCGTTCATTTAATAATGTTACTTTTACCATTCAATTTAGAACCACTAGAAGAATTAATCGCACATGAGATCAAATCGCTAAAGATGCAATGGATCAATAAGTCCTTGAGAAGCAAATTGTCTACCCATGAGCCCATAGCAAGCATTACTTTAGACTTTAGCGTTCCATTAAAAGCAATATTTCGATTATTAATTACTAAATA